AAAAACATAACGCTCATATTTGTTACAGACGAAGTATTCCACGCACTAAGATCCTGATTAAATATAGCCATCTGAGCAAACATAGTATTCATATTTGTTACAGACGAAGTATTCCAATTGGACAAAGAATTATTGAAGGCATTGCATCCCTGGAATACATAAGCCATGTTTGTTATTGAGGATGTATCCCAATTGTTTATATCTTGAGAAAAAGCTGCGCACCCATTTAACATGGTTTGAATGCTAGTAATATTTGAAATATCCCATGAATTCATGGATGGAACAGTAGTCAAAGAAGAACATGATCTAAAAAAAGAAGCCAATGTAGTTACTCCTGTAAAATCCGGAGCGTCTGTTGCTGTAATAGTTAAATTAGAACAACCATAAAATACTGATGTTGAATTATTAGGATTAAAGAGTCCCCATTGCGAAATATTTAATAACTTTTCTTCATCTCCGGCATTGTAAAATGATAACCCTTTGAAAATTCCTACTATTCTTATCTCGTATGTTCCATTTGAGCTATAAGTATGCGTCCAAGCAGCATCATTCCAGGTTGTTATTATGTCTGCACTACCATCTCCCCAATAAACGGTACAGTCATATACCCCACCAGATACTGTGGGGATAGTGAATTGGTCATTATTAGATGTTCCTGTATTGTCTGTTTTTACTGAAAATTTAAAAGCATTATCCCAAAACAATAAGGAATCTACCGTTTTAAGAATAGATTGATATAATGAAGCTATCATTATCCAGACCGCTTAGATGTCAAAACTTGCAACGTTATATCGTTAGAAGAATTACCATCAATATCAATACCAATTCCACGTATAGGCCCTTCTAAAGTTTTAATATACAAAGCATTGGCCGCTAAAACATTTTCAACTAATTTTAAGCGTGTTGGCGAATCATCAGGGTTGTCCAAAACAATCTCTATATCTATGTCATCTGATGTAGTTCCCTTTAAAGAAATAGTTACATCATGTTCAGAATTAACAGGAATTAAAGTCTGTTCCCCTGTTTCTGTGGTAAAAGATTGTTTGGTATAGTTATGTTCTCCTATCTCGTTACTCATTATTCAAACTCCTTTTTACGACTCATTGCCCGAAGCGTTATAAGTCTCAATAATTAAATGTGCTATATCTGCTTTTTTTAGCTGAGTTAAATCTATGTTTTCACTTAATCCAATTTCAACAGCTTTAGCTATAAGATCGTCCCTGTTGAGATTTTTTAATTTGTTTTCGGATAATTGTTCAAATTTATCACTAGATTTAATTTCGATTTCTGGTTGTCTCGAATCCTGATCACCCTCAGAGTCGTTTTCTTTATTGTTATTCTCTGTGGTTTGTTCAGGCGGGGAACAATCCCCGCCATCTTCAGGTTTCGCAACTGTAAGGGTTTCTTCCTTCGTAGTATCTTCATCTTTAGGCGCATCGATAAGAACATCTTTTTTTTCATCTAAACGATTCATCCACGTTTTTGAGAATGCCTGTTCATTGGCAATTTTGAAAGTATCACCTATACGACGTCGTCTATTTCCGTAAAATCCTAATTTTGTTGCTTGTACCTTAATCATCCAATTTTTCTCCTTTATGAAATAGTTATTCCATCTGGGTAAGACGTATAAGCTTGTAAATCTTTGGTTAAGAAAGCAGTAAACTTACCAGTCGATAAGTTCCCGTTAGCAACCGTGTATTTTACTCGCAAAAATCGCTCATTAATCACTTCAGGTTGCAATTTAGCAACTAATCTTGTTCCTGCAGCAGCAAGGGCGACAAAAGTTCCAATTGTTTGCCCCGTAGTAGCAGAAGAAAAAGCGGCGTTATCATCAGTCTCTAAAGTGATTGTCATTGTTGAATTGCTTGATGCGTCTGTAAACGCTGTATCTACCTGTATTACAAAATAAATCTCTTCGCCTACTCCTAAATCTCTTGCGCCACCAAGGTCTATCAGGTTATCTGAAGCCTCGGTTGTTAAATGTGCCGCATTATCATCAAATTGGTTTTGTGCATCTAAAAACATTTTAATTTCTCCTTTTTTTTCCTAATATTAAGTAATTTGTGCTTCCGTTTCTGTGAGCGCATCACAAATACGAACTGGGATATTTCTAAATGTTGCCGTGTTTCTTCCATCAACATCTTTATAAACCAAACCACCACCTGAAATAACATCGTCACGACGTTGTATATCAAGCATTTGCATTACTGTTCGATTCATATAGAAACAAGGTTTACCCATTCCCAAATTAGGAATACGGTGGATAGCTTTGATCATTAATTCGATTAAATCTGCTGCTGAAGACTTCGCGACTAAGTTAGAGATATCAATGTTAGGGATACGTACTACATATCTCCAATCTTTCAAAACGATACCCATATCCCAAGTCCAATGATCTTGATATGCTCGCATACGTGACCCAGCTACTCCGGCTGTAGTTTCTACTGTTACTAGATTAAGGTTTTCATGCTCTAATCCAGCCTTTGACCCTTTAGGGAAAATACCGTGACATGATTGCTCGCCCCAAACAACTAACCAAACAGAGGAGTTGTCAGATCCAGAGCCACCACCATCAACAATATTTTGAGCATTATTAGCCGAAAGACTATTATAACGAACCGCTAACCCATTAAACTCTTCAGGATCAAGATTAGAGTTACCATAAAACATAGTGCTTGCTGCTTCTTGATTCATTGCTTCAATAAACGCTTTAGATTCACTTAAACGAAACTCATTAACCTGTCCGTTTAGTTCGGCTAACTTCTTATCTACTTCTGACCATGCCTCTAGCATTCCACAAGATTCAGTAACTTGAGCTGTTGTTGATTTACTTGGTTGTGTTCCCGCGTTTAATGTTCTCCAATAAACAGTAGGTAACCCAGTACGTATAGTTGTTCTCTCACCTGTAGGCAAGTTCCCTTGTTTGAATCCCATATCCAATAAAAGATCGTTAGTTTGAGATAGCAGCTCAACGATATCTGGGGTCTTTCCGTCTGGATCGAGCCGTTTGGCCCAATCTGCTAGTGTTAATACATTTGCTCCTAATGTTGCCATTATAAATTCTCCTAATTTTAGGAGGCTGATTATTAGGAGAGGCGATCCGAGTCCTAATTGCGAACTAATTTTTTGTTTTTGTTTTTGTTTACTTCTTTATTTCTTTATTCCTATAAATCCATTCTTCCCAAGCTTTTACCATTCCTTTAGCCAGTCTTATTAAAGATTCATTAAGAATTATTGTATGTTTAGACATTAATCTATCCATAAAACCTGTCAGCAATCGACTGTTTCGATTTCTTTTGATCTGGACTGTTCTTTTCGTAGGTATCTTCTGACATAGATTCTCCGATTTTTACAAACGTCCTAACTAACTCTGGATGATTACCAAAACCTGAATCATTGAGAACTTTTTTAAACTCGCTACTGGCATATTTGTCTATAACTCGCTTTGCCGTCTCGATGTTCTTTTTAAAATTTTCCCCTCCAATTTTTTTATCGGTCTTGATATCTTCCAACCATTTCTCTGTTTTTTGGGAAAACTCTTCGTCAAGAGAATCCTTGTAACCAGATAGTAGTTTTTCCTCTCTATTTAACAGCTCTTGAGCTTGGGCGTTTGAGAATCCTTGTTGCTTTGAATACGCTTCAATCTCCTCTAATTGACCTTTGTTTAATAGTGAGTTTTCTTCTTGCTTAAGTTCGTACTTCTCTGGGACTTTAGTTTCTTCCTTATCAGAGTCATCCGTCTCTTTTTTACCGCCGTCTTTACCATCTGAATCAGAGTCCTTAGAACCGTTATCATCTGCTTTGTCGGTATCTTTCGTTTTATCATCATCGGTATCACCTTCCTTTGATGCGTCTGCTTCCTTCTCTGGTGATTCACCCTCTTTGCCGTAAAACTTCTCTGCTTTTCCCTCATCCTGTGAGGTGGAGGGGGTAGCTGAGTCATCGCCAGATTGTTTGGTGGGTTCCTGGTTTTCTGGTTTTGTTTCTACTGTAGTCATAATTTAACACCTTCCTCTTGTCCTTCTTGCATCATCACAGCGTATAGGTCTGGTGATCCTTCTGTAATGTCTGCTAATATCCGTAATCCAATATCTCTTTTGCCTTCATTAAAAAATGTGGTGCTATTACCTGTAAAACTTGTCTTATACACATGACATCGTTTCAAAGTTCTTAGTAAATATCTCCTCCCTTCTTTATTTCTTAATATATCTCGCATATCAGATAGCTCTTGATCTCTCAAAAACTCCTCATCACATTTAGCTTTCCTTACCTGACTAGGGTCTGCGGCATTGCCTACAAGTGCTTTATTTTTAGGCATATCTAATTCTCACAAAGACACATTTCGGATACTTCTTTGATATCCGCAATGATTAAACCGACTTCTTCCGTTGTAATGTATTTTTTCAATTTAATTCCTCTTATTTATTGTTGAACAAGTTGCCCTGCCTTAGCTTTCTCGATCATTCGTGATAATGCGTTGTCGCCTTCTAAATCCGTTCCCGATAAGTCTTTAGCTGTTTGTGCTCCTTGTCTGGCCAACTCTGCCATTTGCGCCATTCTTTGCTGTTCCGCTCTCGCATTTCGCATACTAGCGACATCTTCATCTGATCTAACTATTCCAGGTGGTATGCTTGTCAAATCGCCATAGATATTAAGTAATTCATCTATGTTTATCTTGTCCAATGCTTCTGGATTAACTGAGATTACTTGACTAGCAAACCCACTAAATCGCTCTATTCCACCAAGGCTTACAAGCTTTTGTGCCTGTGCCATAATTGATGTGTACTCAACTTTTAGGTCTTCTCCCTGTATTTCAGGTGGTGGCTCTGGTACACGTCCTTGCTTCAACATAATCTCAAATGTGATATCAATAAGAGGATCAAGCAAGTCTTGGTTAATTTGTTCTAAAACGGGACCAAGAGCTAAAAGCTTTTCTTCATGTCGTTCGTTTACCTCAGTAGCCGTTATTTGTCGTCTATCAGACGATGAAAGCATTAAAAACAAATCCACATAAAATGATTTATTAATTCGTTCTTGATGCTGTTCTATGTCCAATAGCAACGGTTGTAATTGTATATTGACTTCTTGAGCAGGCCTAAACCCTTTTTGATTCTCCGTTTCATCTGCGTAGGTAATATCCCCAGGAAGTATGGAGGTAGTTACTGTCCGCATACTGGTAGGGGCAACCATGGGAGGGTTTACCATCTTTTCTACTGCCTGGGCTTTTCTTTTATGCATTACCTGTAGGGCCTTCACATCTCCAAGACAAATCATGCCTGGACATTCAGTCCCATATACATCCTCTGCCGACCTCTCCCATCTAGGACAAAGAACACGGAAAGAATCAAAACCTGATTCTTTTAAAAATGATTCTTTGCCTATTCCTGTAACACCTTTCTCATAATAGACTGAGGTATATCGTTTATATTTTGCTTCAAGTTTGTTTGTATTATAATCTTCATTCTTTTTTACACATTGATAAACATCAATCCAAACTTCAAGCTTTCCAGACTCATAAGCAGATTTAACGCGTGGTGAAAAGTTTTCCCAATTCATTATTTTTTCATTGGAATCCATCTTTCCAAACTTTTCTACCAACTGCCTGACTGTGTATCGCAACTCTCTAAAAAAAACGATTACGCGGCCTTTATGATCATTTGATACTGAGTAACTACCAATAGGAAACTCCGTAAAACGAACAACATCATCAAAGTCTTCCTCAACGGCCATTGCACCAGTTGCAAACGTTCCAAGCGACCCATAAAGAGTCGGCAACACGTTATATAAATTAGATTTAAGAAAGATATTTATCATATCTTTTGTGACGTTATCTAGCCACTCTTTAACCCCTGAAACTTCAGACATACCAGGTCGAACCACATCTAACTTAAACCAAGGTCTAGCGGGTGATGTTACACCACTCATCATTCCCGATCTTAATGTTCGTACGGCAAGTGTAGCTGTAGAATCAATGATTTTTTGATTTTTTCTTTCACCCCTATTTGTATCCGTAACTGTGAGCCTAGTCTTTCTTGGCAATATATAATCACCAAGGTCACGCCAATGAGAAATAAAACTTGCCCTCTCATTTTCAAGCTCTACGCGTAATAACTCATACTTTTTAAGCCTTGATATTGACATCTATAACCCCAACAACGTTTTTCTAGCACCTTGTTCACCAACACCTGTGCCAGCCCCACCAGCTAAAATAGTGTCTTGCCTTCCTTGTGATCCTTTAGAACGCAACCGCTGTCTACGTCTAGCTGCATCTCTTTGAGTTGTTGCATCTTTAACATTCTCTTTTTCTTCGGCTTCTGCCACCAATTTATCAGCTTTCTTTTCTTGTTTTTTTTGCTGTTTCTTAGCATCTTTTCGTTGTTCCTCTGAAGAGAAAGCAGAGTAAGCTGCAGCCGCAACAATTGCTGTACTACCTGCCATTAACCTAGCCTCTTACCATATACATAATCGATCAATTTATATCCAATACGCTCAAGCATAGGTCCGAAATTGTATGCCACCTTTACGTGTTGATAGGCGACTTTCACACCCATGTCTTTAAGTTGGAGATCAATCCAAATAATAAATTTGTGACCAAAGCCTCGGCACGCTGGATCAATGTAGATGACATCCTGTATGGCTTGTACGGATGTTTTATAGTGAGGGTTAGGCTTGACTATAAAGACGGCATAACCAACAAGTTCCCCAGATTTTCTAGCTGTGAATACCTTTAGTATTCCTAACTTTTCCATCTTTACATACATGTCGGTATCTGGATCAAGAGGAATGTCTTTATAATGTGCTATTTCATTGTAATGCTTTATAACGAGCGGTAGTGCCTCGTCGATCACATCACCAAACTTTTCTAGTTGGTAAATTAATTCACTCATAACTTTATTATCTAATATTCAAAAGGTCTTTTGTAGAGTGTCTATTTGGTGGACATGCGCAATGTACTTGCGTATTGCTTATGTTTTGCGCATGTACTTATAAAGAGTTTCCCTTGTGATACCAAAACTCTTTGCTATTGCAGTTTTATTTTCTCCATAACCCGACCGCTGTTTGGCCAATATAACTTGTTCAGGTGTTAAAGCTGGTTTTCTTCCTCGATAAAGACCTTTCTTTTTTGCTATGGCAATACCTTCTCGCTGCCGCTCTTTTATCAATGACCTTTCAAATTCAGAAAATGCACCCATTATCGATAAGAGTAATTTTGACATAGGCGTATCATCGCCAGTAAAAGTTAGACTTTCTTTCAAAAATTTCACTTTTACCTTTTGTTTAGTTAGTTTTTTTACAATTCGTCTAAGATCATCCAAATTTCTTGCTAACCTGTCCATGCTATGAACGTAAACAATATCTCCGTCTCTAACATAGGTCAGCATCTCTTGTAATTGTGGTCTATTTATGTCTTTTCCAGACACCTTATCAAGGAATGTTTTATCTAGGTCTATGCCGTCTAACTGTCTATCTTCAGATTGGTCTACTGAGCTTACACGAACATATCCTATATTTTTACCCATTTTATGTATAATCCACCTTGCCTTTTTTTAGAGATAATTCATAATTATATTCCCCAGGTGTTTGAAAGCCAGAAAAGACACATAAAAAATTAATAGCTTCATTGATGCATTTAAGAAATGATTTATTTTTCCACTTACGAATCTTTTGAATGTCTACTTCTATTGTTAAAACTGTTTTTTTTTCTCCATTAACAAATTTATCTTTAATGTTATGAGAAATACACCCATCATAATCCTTTATTTTTTTATTTATACTCATAACGTCTCCTTAAATGATAACTTAGAGTCTAAGACTTAAAAATAATTATGTCAATTAATTACAAAAAAAACTCTATATTCACATTTAGGGGGGGAGTATTGGGGGGATTTTAGGGTATACCCTAAATTTACACCTTCGTATGAATTTAAATATTTAAAATTTTGCATCTGGTCACCAACTTGGTGACCAATTTGAAATTCCCTTCCAAAAAAAGAAAAGTGGGCTTGTATTGACTTGTTTTTCATTTGTTGGGGTTAAGCCGAGATACGTGTAAAATAGTACCACTTTGAAAAAATTACGCTCAAACTCACAATCTTTCCTTTTCGTATGGGTCATATTCTGATTTCATTTTATCATTATTTCCCAGGCCAATCCCCTTACAGGCTACAGGGTAAGCAAAAGTTAATCCTAACCAATCTGCTTCATCTGTTGACTCTCCAAGGCGTTTCTTAATCATAGGTTTGGGCTCTATCTGTAACTTACCATCTGCCCTTGGCACTGTTTCTGGCGCCTCTAATTGCTGCCTCATCTTTGGATCTTTTGGTATAGAACCACCTTCTTTAAGCCAATCACGAATGGACTTCCACATCTCAGCACGTTTATTAAGACAACCAGGATCTAATACAGACTTTGTTGAAGCTGAATTAACCAACTGCCAATTGCGCCCTAAAGTCTTTCCACCAGAATAAATGCCCGTTCCATACCCCATATCAATAAACACAGCGTCGGCTTTGTACTCATCTTCAAACCTAGCGAGTATATTTGCAATTTCCATATCGTTATCATTCTTCGGTATAGCTGCTAATTTTTGAGTCATTAACCCCTGCCTTAACCCAATAGTAAGAATATCGTCACCCTCCCAAGCTGGGTCACAACCAATAATAATAGGTGCAAAGTCATATTGTTCTTTCCTTAACTTCCTACCATACGCCATCTCAACATCTTCAGAAGATATAAATTGCTTCGCTGAGGCACTTGGAAATAATCCCCTAACACGAACCTTGAAGAAGTCAGAGTTTTCCCCGTAGTCCTCCTCCCATTCCTTTATTTGCTCCTTGTCTGTTCCTTCAACATCTCTACTATCTATCTGACGTGTAATCCATCTCTTACTAAACCGTCGAAAACATTCTCTAAATCGACCTGTGTTTAATGTAGGGTTTCCAAAAGCCACCCAAATAATCTCGGTATCTTCATCGGTCATGGCCCCTTCAATGGTTTCCCAAATAATATCGGCAATACTACTAGCCTCATCGAATATGACAATGATTCTTTTTTTCTTATTGTGAAGACCAGCGAATGCTTGTGGGTTTCTTTCTGACCAAGGCACTCTATCGCACCGCCATAGGTCTTTTCTTCCTGGGTCTAGGCTATAAATACTTGTGGCCTCAAACTTAAACCAGTCCTTAGTTATAGATAACTGGTGCCACTTTGCCACCTCTGGCCACGTCTTTGTTTTTAACTGTGTATCTGTATTTGATGTGACCAATACCTTAGTGTCTTCGTGTGTAGACATGCCCCAATCAATGATCTGACTAATAAGTGCCGACTTACCAATACCATGACCTGAAGCTACGGCAATACGAACCTTGTTGATACCAGCTCTTAACTTAGCACCTAGCTCATCAAGTATATCGGCTTGCCATTCTCTAGGGCCTGCGTCTTCCTCTAACTCGCCTGGTTCTCCCCACGGGTAAGCGTATTTAACATATCCTAATGGGTCTTTGGTAAATGATGCTATATCCTCTATCAATTGCATCTCAAGATCGACATTATTCACTTCTACTTTTTATGTTCTTTAAACAACTGCAACGCCATAAGACATCGTGTAGCGGCATGGCTAATATCCTCTAAAAGGTTCTTATGATCCTCCTCTTTACCATCTGAAAGGTGAGGGAATACTTTATATGCCCCTTGGATATGCGCTTTAGCGTGCATAAGGTGGTCTAGTAAGTCGTTTTTTTTTCTCCATTCATCCTTAGAGTGTGTTTTTTCACCCTCAATGATGACATTATTAATCTCTGACATTGCATCTCTAAACATTCCATCTGGGCTATGCTGTATGTAGCACTCAACACAAAGGGGATTATCCCAAGCTTCGGTATCAGCTATAATCGCCTTATTTCTACATCTTGCACACTTCATTTTAATTCCCCTTTTTGATCAATAAAATTGTTTAGTGAATCGATATCTTTTTTAGCTATTACACCTTTATCAACTAGTATTTTTACTACGCCACCACAATAAGTTGTTAAGGTGTCTATTTTTTTAGCTAACATTTCCATTGAGGTTAATTGTAAATATTCAAGACTTTTTTCTTTCATTTATCCTTCTCATTCACTCGCATATTGTTATCAACGTATGACTTGGTTAAGACATCAACCCTAGATTCATAAACCAAATCTACTATCTCGTCGAACTCTAGGCCATCAAGGGCTATCTCTACCCCGTCCTTCAATATCGCTCCATGCGTTAATAACCCCTTAAAATCCTTACTATTCAATATGATTCTCATTGCTTACTCCTTTAGATCGTTCTCTTGCCTGCTTCATCTTCTGTGCTAGCTCTACAATACCAGAATGCTCGACCTTACTCACAAAGCCACCTAAGTGCTTACCGTAGTTAAGTAGGGCAGTGTCTTTTGCGTATAGTTTGATCTTGGTTTTCTTCGTGGTCTTACCGGTTTCTTCGTCTGTAAATTCTTCTGTTGTTACGGATTGTATAGCGGCGGCTTGGTCATACGTTAATTTACTTAAGCTGACATCAACATCACCTGTTAGATCGTGGATGATTAAGTAATCCATCATATTAGACTTCGCTATACGAGCGTATTGCCCTAAACATTCGTCTAAAGAAAGTTTAAAACTATCTTCTATCTCTTGAAGCCTCTTTGAAATATGAGCCTTAATGTTAGCATTTGCAAGTGTTCTAGCTGAATTTGTTCGTGCTGTATTATATGTCGCTTTAGGATACGCTTTTTTATAAGCCTTCGTTGCATTTCTATGTATCAAATATTCATTTAAGAATATTTTTTGATTGTTATTTAATACTGGTAATCCATTTCTTTTAGTCATAATCAACATTACGTCCTTTTATTAAATCCATAGCAGTAATATCCAAGTTTCTTTCATTTGCAATATCTAGTATTAATTCTTGAACTGACGTAGGAACTCTTCCCCTTCCTTGGTACCGCCATTTTGAGATACTTTCAGGAACGTATCCGATCGCTCTGGCCGTAGCCCTTACACCCCCAAACGACAATATTACGTATTCAGCCGGATTTAATTTCATTAATTATAACCTAAACGGATTCCAATTCACCTTATGTGATGGTTTGTTGTATTTTAATTCCCTAGCTCTATTGAATCTATTAAGCTTTATGTAACATTCTTGAGAACAACATCTTACATCTTCCTTTTTTAATGAATATCCATTTACAAAATCATCAATTTTTATAAAATATACGGTTTTACACACCTTACAGTATTTTTTAATTTCCATGTGATATAACCCCTGATTTATGTTTTTTTTCGAAAGATTTAGAAATTTCTTCTAATTTTGAGCATTTGTTTTTTAAATAACGTATCTCTTCTTCTTGCATAGAAATAATTGCATTCAGTAAAGAATATTTTTTATTAAATAGAGACAATTTATTTTTATTTAATTTATCCACAAAAACCCTTGTTGAGGAAAAGTTTAACTTATCCCCTCATTTCTAAGATAATTTAAATATTTTAATTGTCAAATAATTATTTTCATTACTTTCAAATTAAATTTAAACGTGGCTGATAAGTCTTTTTGATATTTTTTAACTTTCATCAAATACTGTCCAAAGCAATATTAGGGTCAAGTTCTTTACGAGCTTTATCCATGAACGATGCAATGGCATTATCCCCCACATCATCCCCACATGCTTCTTTAGCTAACTTAAATGCACGATTTTTAATTTTAACTTCGCTTACAGATTCGTTGATTGTAGGTAATTTGTAGTCATAAGCCCCTTGACTTGCTTTTCGTAAATTATCATGTTTCTCAAACTCAGAATTGAACCAATCAAAAGTTATTTCTAGGCTTTGTTCATATTCTTCGATGATGTCCGCTTTATTCTTCTTTTTGAGTTCGTTGTAAGTTTTAAAAACATAGGCTTTTAAGTTGAAATTATAATCGCTTTTAAATTTAGTTTTCCACTGCATATGAGCATAAAGCTTTAACACACCCTTCCGATCCTGCTTGCTTTTCAAGTTGGCGGTATAGAGGAAATTCTTAAATTCTTCTAAATATTCTAAATATTTTAAAGATGGTGGTGACGACGATACTTTTTCGTAAGTATTGTAATAGTAATAATCTTGATTATTATTATTACATTTACTTTCCTTTACTTTACTTTGTGTACCAATGTTAACGTTAATGTTACTTGAATTGGGGTTATTGTATACATTAACTCCGTCTATCAATAAATATTGCGTCATAAACTGATTTTTACGTCTTTTTGTAGATTCTGAATATCTTTTCTGGATCCCTGTACTTGTTAATATTTTCTCCGAATTAAAAAGCGATTCGTCAAAGAATCCCCACCTAACCAAGCGATTTAATATTTTTTCAAGTAATTCTTTGTTGATTCCTTGTAAATTCCGAAGGAGTTTCATTTTTAGCATTTCATTCCACACTATGAAATACCCATTTCGGTATATCGCACAGAGCAGCTTTATTGCTACCAATTCTCCTTTTATTCCAAATTCACCAGATATTGCCTCAATTTTTTCGTCTTCAAAAAAATCCACATCAAAAGTAAAATAAGTTAATCCTTCCTTAACAGGTCGTGCCATTTCAATAATCCCTTTAGTTCCTCAAATTGTCCAATTTCCCATTACGCTAATACCCAGACCTCCCAAAAATATCTATCTTAGAATCTCTTCTCATCTTAATCGATATATTATTAAAATCCCCATTCTCGCCATGTTTAACCTCACCCTTTAGATATCCCTCAAACCCAATAACACTCCCTACTTCAAGCTCCTTGTCCAACCTTACCGCTTCATCATTAAACACAGTAATTTTAAAATAATCTGGCGCATTATCCTTAAACCCATACTGTATTATCCAAATACCTAAGTACAAAGTTTTCTTTTCCCCCTTCGATTCCTTTAATTCTTCTATCTTTGAAACCTCACCTTTTAAATAGTAGTAGTTTGGCTTTTTTATTAATGGCCCTTCATTCATTTTTTTCTCCTTTCATTTGCTAATTTCCTTTATTTTTTATATAAATACGTAAACTGACTTTTTGATAGTTGCTACTTTTCTTTTTTAATTAAGGTTTTATTTATTCCATTTTACTCTCCATTTATTCGTCCCATTCTTCTATTGTTTTTAACTTACCCTATTTTAAGACGATTGGGTGTGAATTTGATGAATGGAAAGTTTTAAACGACCATAAATTATCAAACCAGAAGGAAGTTCTTTTATTTGTGTATAGCTTATATCTAAATCACCATGAACTACTAAATCATCAGGAAGTTTTTTTATTTGTGTATAGCTTATATCTAAATCACCATAAACTACTAAATCATCAGGAAGTTTTTTTATTTGTGTATTACTTACCCATAAATCACCATAAACCTCTAAACCAGAAGGAAGTTTTTTTATTTGTGTATAGCTTATATCTAAATCACCATAAACTACTAAATTATCAGGAAGCTTTTCTATCTGTGTATAGCTGGCCCATAAACTACCATGAACTACTAAATTATCAGGCAGTTTTTTTATTTGTGTATCATCTAACTTTAAATCACCCTGAACTTCTAAACTGCCAATATAAACACCGTTTTCATCTATCATCTTTAACTCTCCTTTATTAGTGGTGTATTATTTACCCATAAACTACCATGAACCTTCAAATCATCAGGAAGCTTTTCTATCTGTGTATAGGTTACATCTAAATCACCATGAAC